AGTCGGTTTTATGCGCAAGATCAAGCGTTCGCCCGTCGAGTTCTGAGTACGGAATCGTACAGCCAAAAGTCGAGGGACGGTTTGCAAGTGAGTGCAGTTGAAACGTCTCTGTCATGCGATTGAATACGACAAAGATATTCTTGTCATACTCGAACAACCTGCCTGGGATGCCTAAAGCACTGTCGAATATCGGCACAAGGTAGGACTTTTGCTTCAGGCGATATCTGATTTCTTCACGCTGCTCTTTTCTAGTCATCGAAACGCCTAACTGCCGATTGCGAGTACGTTGGTGACAACTGTGCTTAGGCTGGTTTGGTTCGTTACCTCTGCCCCGGTTGTTCTGGCGAATGCCTTGAGCTTGCTGTTCGTGTAGTTATAGACAAACGTGTAATCGTCGGTGTCGTCGGCCTTTACGTAACTTAAGCTTGTAACCCCGAGTTGTGCTGCGGTCAGCGACTCGCCGTTTGTTGGGTAGACACTGTCGAAGGTGATCTCGGCAACACAGGCTTCGGCCTGGTTGCCAAGGCGCATGTTTTTCTCTTTTTTAACGAGTGTAAGAGCCATGTTGGACTCCTTTCTTGTGGCCTAATGTGTTGAAAATAAAAAAGACACCTTGGCTAGGTGCCTTTCGTGTTGATATTAAGTTGTTGTGGCTGCTTCTAGTTGTTAAGTTGTAGGGCTGTTGTAACGGCTTCTACTGCGTCTTGCTTAATATTGCTCTCCAATATCCGAACCATAGTATGTTTGCGCTTCGTTTCTTCAGAGTGCTTTCGACCTGGCTTGTTGGCTTTTTCCACATCACCCTCCTAATTGGCTAGAGCAACTATGATGCCGCTCTAGTCAATTATATATGTTGGAGGGTTAATAGCCAACGAATGCCGTAGACAGATTACTCTGATTCGTGCATTATAGCAGGTCAAGGCTAGTGTCCGATAATTCCGTACAACTCGCACTGCCCTCTCGGCTTATCGCATCCGATATCGCAGTAGCGCGTTAATGTTGCCTCATAAGCAGCTTTGTCAGCGACGCGAGACAGGACCGCGCCGTCCTCATCCAACCACTCGAAGTCACCCATGTGGTAGAACTTCCAGTTGTTCAGATCCAGGCAGAACATCTTGCCGTCAGCCATAAGGTCGTCGGCGGTAAGCGCTACCTCGCGGTCGCCTCCGGTGTAGGATAACGCCGACCAGCCGCCTTTAAGTTTCAGCGAGTTGACCGTCTGCTTCTGAGCAGTCATGAGGTCCTGGTACGCCCGGCGAACATCCAAAGCGCAGAGCAGGAAGTTAGTCTTAGCTCCGGTCAGGCGCTTTGCGTCGTCGATGGCTTTCTGGATTGTGGTCTCTTCAAGCTCTCCAGCCACATTAGTTCTCTGGGCTTTGAGCCATGGGTACGATGCGCGTGCTAGGCCATAGAGGTTGCCGGTCTGAGCGAACACCGCATCGAGCCCGGTAAGCTCAAGGTCCTTGCTGCCCTTGACATAAAGGATGTCGGTTGCGGCAAGAGTGCCCACGGCATTGACCTTGACGGTTGATGCACCGTGGTCGACCGCGATAACCTCAGCCCCGGCGAGGTGCTTGACCGCACCTGCGGTGTAGGAGTCGATCAGCATACCCTCGGCCATGAACCTGGTCGAGTCAACGGTCAACACCGCGCCGCTGAGCGCGGAGCCGGTGCAGAGCTTGCCGGTGCCATCCCCCAAGCACTGGCGCGAGAGATCGAACTTGGAATCGGTCTCGGTGTCCTCCATCTCCTGCGTGAGCAGGTTGGCGAAAGCGCCCCTGCTGGTTTTCGAAGCCTTGATAACCTTCTCGGTGATCTGGAAGCGGGCGAAGAAGTTCTTGGTCTCCCACTCGGCCTGTTTGGTCTTGCGACCGTTCGGGGTCGGGAGCGTTCCGTCGTCTGCGCCCATTCCGATACCGCCGTTGCGGCCATAGCGCATCGCCATGACGATCTTCGAGCCAACGACGCTTTCGGTGTCGCGCTCGAGCTGCGCCAAAAATACGCTGGCATCAGAGTTTAGCTGATAGCGCAGTCCCTCAAGGTAATAGGTTCTTAAAGCCTCTAGTACCCTGGTCATGTTTTGTATTCCCATTGTTACTACCTCCAGTGAGCAAAGCGCGCTCCTGGGTTTGGCCTATACCAATGAATTAAGAAACGCGCGTTTTGCATCTTGTAATGATTTGATTTCGATCGGAGCCGTAGCCGCCGGCTCGCCACCGGGTTGAGACCCGATAACAACGGGCGGTTTGTTCTCCTTGATTTTTGTTGCATGTCCTTGTAGCACCAGGTTCTTCACCTCGTCGCTCTGGGCAAACTTGGTGATAGCGTCAGGGTCTTTGAGCAGATCATCAACGGTCGGCGCTTTCTCGAGCTGCTGCGTTCCCATACCTTTAGCCAGGGTATACGCCATAGGAATGGCTCTTTCTGGCGGCATGGCATCGAGCATTTCGGCAAGTTCCGGGTCTGCGTCGAGCATTGCGCCGATCTGCGGCCGTAGCTCGTTGAAGTCCGGGTTCTGCTCGGCAAAGGCCGCACCAGCTTCAGCAAAGGTCTGAGCCTTCTCGTTGAATTGTCGATCAGCAATGATCGGTCCAACTTGGCTACTCAACTCTGTTTTGAACTGGCCTACCTCTGCTTTCATCTGCTCGATTGCTGTGTTCAAGAGCGGTTTAAACGCTTCCGACATAGCCTCGGGACCATTAGTATACAGGCCGGTCATAAAGGCCTCCTGCTTCTCCTCGTCCCACGAACCAAACTCGGCCTGAATAATTTCCTCTGCGCTTTGAGGTGGTGCTGGTGCCTGCGGGTTGTTTGTAGCTGGCTGCGGGTTGTTTGCAGCATATAAGAGCTGCTCGCGCAACTGGTCAAACTCCTGCTGTTGGCGGCGTAGTTGCCCGATCTCTGAGCCTTGAGTTCCTAGCTTCGCTTCAAGAGCGGTATAGGCTTCCTCAAGTTTTTCCGGTGATTCGAATTTTCCCGCAAGCAACTTCGGCTCGCCGCTTGGCTCTGCTGCTGGCTGGGGTTCTCCTGCCTCCGGGTTTGGCTGTGCCCCGGCCCCTGGCTCTTCGGCAGCGACCTCGAGCAGCGGGTTCTTCAGATACGTGCGCGGGTCAACGTCCATTGGTACTGGAGCTGGCGCCGGCGCGGGTTCTGAGCCCGCCGGTGTGTCGACTGGTGCTGCTGCTGGAGCTGCGGGGTTATCGGGTACGGTTGGTCCTGACATAAAAAACGTCCTCCTAAATAGAAGCGGCCTACGCGGCCGCAAAGGGTTATCGCATAGGTGCTTTATGGAAAGGTTTACTTATAAGTTAACTATCTGGCCGTGCGTTTATACATTGAGGTCATTTTTAGAGCCTGCCTCAGTGCTGAGGCCTTATGCTTGGGCTGTGGGTTCTGGTTCTTACCTCGTACTTCATAAGGTTTTAACGCCTCCTTAGCGTTGTTCATGTTAAGCATCTGGTCTCCTAACTGTGGTGTTTATTGCCATGAGCAGTACCCCTACCGGTAGGCTATTGGTGATGCATTAGTTTCTGCCGGCTGCGACTGCGTCAACGCCTGCATCGCCATCTGCTCTTGAAGCTGCTGCATGGCCTTGTTCTGTGCGTTTTCCATGTGCATCTGTACGTGCTGAGAGAAGAGCATGTCAAGCAGTGGATTAGCAGCTAGCAGTTCTTCGTAATCAGTGGTCAGGCGGTACTTGTTGTGGCGCGCGATATGGAGCAGGTCATCGTCGTAAGGAACGATCATTGCCTGACCGCCCTCGGCCATGGTCCTGTTCTCGCGCTCGGCTTTTTGCAAGTGCAGCTGAGTCTCGTCGTCGCCAGCATCCCAATTGCCCATCTCGAGCATTTCGAATATCTTGGCTTGTCCCTCTTTGCTGATTCTGCCGGTCTCAGGGTCGTTGAAGAGGCCTGCCTGCAGAAGATCGAATGCCATCTGGCGTTTCTGCGCGGGGCTTTCAATAATAGCCGATGTTCCTTCGATCACCACATCGTCGCTTCTAATGTCGGCGCCGGTCCAATCGAGAATATCGACGATGTTGTCTTTGCCAATATCGCGCACCGTGCGCTGGCCAACAGCGAAGAACTTATAAAGCCTGAGCCACTGCGTACCGGAATTGACTACTCCGATCTCGATGTTGCCTGCGGTACTGGAGAGGCGCGTGTCGTCCTGCTCGAGCGCTATTGATAGCGCAACGCCCGACTTTACCCCTGCCGGTGCCTGTGATTGCCTCGAGAGTTCGGACACACCGGAGAAGATCGCAAACTCCTGCAAGAGTGTACGTTCCTCGGTCTCAAGCGCTGCAGGCCAGTCGCTGTTCTCCATTATTCCTGGTGGGCGCTTCTGCCTACGAATCTGGTGAACGGCTCCCGGCATACCTGCCTGGGATACAAACACGTCAATGCCGTCAACCAGGCTTTCCTCTTCTACCCAATACTGACCGATCGCTATGCGGTTCATGTAGTCGGCCTTGCGGTTTCTGAGCGCGTTGTAGCGGCGCTGGACTGGGATTAAGCGCTCCACCACACTCTTGCCCCAGAACACGCCCGAGCGCTTGATACAGTCGAACTTAGTGAAGTTTAGACCCGGTTCCTCGTCGGCATCTACCGGGAACGGGAGCGGACCGTATTTTAAGAGTTTGCTGCCCGCAACGATGATAAGTTGCCCTGCAGGGTAGTTCTTGCTTGGACGTTCGGAGTATTCTTTGACCACGGCATGGTTTTCAAGCTCGCTCGTCGCGTACTGGTAGCCGCCGATCCCATACCCGAGGCCTCCTGCGCCCACCATGGAGCGCTGTAATTTAAGCGCGCTGGTTTTCTCCGGTCCTACCTCAATGCCCCAGCTCTCTTTGATTTCGGAAACATCGTAGGCCTTGGCGTGGATGATCGATCGACAATCGGCGATGCCAGAGCGATAACAGGAGTCCGGCAATATCTCTTGCGCAGGCACCACGATAACCTCTAGGTTGCCCTCATGCAGCTTCTCGTCGTGCTCCTTGCCGTCCTCGCCTTTCGAGCGAAGCTTCATTATGACTTTGCCCTTATTCGGGTTCCAGATGTGCTTTAAAAAGGCGCTTCCGGTTGCCTCCATCCAGGCAGCAAGCTCGGCGAGTTTTTCCGTCATGTTCTGGTCGGTGTAGCAGTTCTTGAGCACCATGGTCCCGACCTTGGAGCTTCGTATATCCTCTTGGGAGTTGGTCCCGGATCTTGTCTGCAGCGCTGGGCGAAGTCTCGCGAGTTTGGCGATTCTGGTCTCGACGTTCGGGGCGATGTGGTTGAATACTTCGCGCTCCTGCCATTCGTACATAGGAAACTGCTCGTTGAGCTTCATAGCGGCCAGATTTATATCCATGTACTGGTGGCCCTCGATAAAGGCGATGTTGAGGCGCCATTGTAGCTCGAACTTGGCGCGAGCCTTCATGCGCTTGTCGTATTGTTCGTTGACGAAGGCTACCAGCTCTTGCTCAGAGGGCGTATACCCGTTGCTATCATGTATGACCTGGCTGCTGCCGCCTAAAATATCTACGCCTGGCATTTACCCACCGCCTTTTAGTAATTCAGCGTGCTCGAGTATACGTTTGCGACCGGCGACAAGGACGTTATGCGCCCTGCCGGTTGTCTCAGATTTCTCGATAGTCTCTTCGTATTCGGTCAAATCTCGGGCCATGATCCGGTTATAGAGGTCTTTGCGCTCGCGTCCGTGAAGAATTGTCTGCACGACGATAACCAGAATGAGTGTTATTGAAATGATGAAGAGCATTGCGGTAACTGCCACAGCTATCCTTTGACTTTTACCCCGGTAATGTCGCTGATCGCGGTGATGGTGAGCGAAGAGTTGTGATGCTCCTCGCCGTCCTCATCTTCGTCCATTGATTTGGACTTCACGTCGCACGTGATGACGAGCGTTCTTGTGTCCCCCGGCTTGAAGTCACAGACACCGGGGAAGTCCTTTTCTGACAGGTAAAGGGTCGGCGGCCAGTAGTTGCTCGACGGCTCGAGCATAGAAGATTTCGGCTCTTTCTTTGCGGGAAGCTCATGCACTTCGGGCTTCCCGACACCACCTAAAGCAGCCATCATCGCGCTTTTTGCCCCGCCACCTTTACCCTTATTCAACGGGCTCACCTTCTTTAGGGGCCTCCCGTGTCGTTTCTTTATAGAGCGCGGCCTGCACTTCCTGAATC